TGTGTGTCTAATGGAATCAACTATTCCGAGACCAAAGAACCGACAATCCGTCCTTTGACTTTGGCCTGTCCAATCCAAATGATTTGAAGCCTCAAATCATCTAATGCGGTGACTAATGATGATGGGGGTGACTGTCCATCACGTCAAAAGGCACACGCGCCGCACTTCTCTGTTCTTATCACGAGGGAAGCGACCTACACTACACTAGGGATTACGTTTTACGCTGTTACACTGCAAGAGCCACGGCATTTCATGCTAAAAACCGTCAAACCACCGAAACCACAAGCCAACTAGTTGGCCCCTGGAATAAGTGGTAAGGATGCACGCAAGGTACACCTCCACAGTAATTAACACTACATACCGTATGCTTGTAAGGTTTCTCACACATTACATACTAACTGCAGCCGTCGTGCAGCCTTTCTCAAGGGCTGCTGGGTTGCTCGATCCACTTTGGGTGGAGAGCACAACAGGACTTTTTACGGTGACTGTTACTGTCACCTCATTCGTGCCTGGTTTGGCAATAATCACTCCGTGACCATGTACCAGACTTTTAGCAATATTTAAGCAGAGAGCTGCCATAGGTTTTGCTTTACCTAATGGACCATGACGAGCATCACCCGGAGATGAGCTTGAAATGGATAGTTGATCTCGCAGCAAGTTGTGAAGTTGAAACTCCACACGGTCGCTGGCTGACACTGGTCCACGTTGCCGATTACGGCTATTACCAGCGCTACGCGCTTGAACGTAGACCACTCGTGGGCGTTGCTGACGTCTACCTTGGGGAGGTCCGCGTGACTGACTGCGGTTACGACTCCCAGATCGCTGGCGTGAGCCAGACCGACGTCGCTGTGCACCACGTGGCTGTGACATATTTGATTAGTTAGGAGGATAAATACCTTAAGTGAAAGATCCAAGCTTGGGTTAATCGCGCAAGCAAAGCAAGCGTTCTTACAAGGACCAGCAAAACACTCAACCTCTAACTGATAGCTAACAATACTTTCTGCCACAACCAAATCATGAGCATAACTGCCCATGCAGCGCCACATGCTAGTAACGCTGACCAGATGAAGTTGGCACGCATGCTAACCGGTCTGGTTGCCATCACGGCCTTATGTAGACGATGATGATCATGAAGCCGCTCACGAGTGATCGGAGTCATAAATGAGTTGCCTTTACAGGTAGCCCCGGTGGCCTCGAAAGAGCCATTTGTATGTTGCAAGAAAACAAGGCCCTCGAAACAATGCCTAACATAGCTAATATTGCCACAAGCTACTATGTACGTGATGGTTTGCTTGTCCTCATGAAATATCGATTGGAGGTAAGATGAGTTAAACCCGCCTGTCATCGCATAGAGTAACTTTTCCAAATCCGTGCCAGTTGATGTGACATTCTCCACTTTGTTCAAAATAGATAATAACTGGTGGTCCAAATAGGTTTGATCTAACTTAGCAAAATGGTCTATAGCTGACAATATAGACCGATATGCATCATGTATATTCGCCCAAAGCAGCCCCTTGCCTTGCCTGTTGACACCATATTTTTGCACCATTGCACCTATATGTGTACCATGCGTAACAGTGGACCACGGATTACCATCATAACGCAAAAGCTCCCAATCACACGCATAACTACCACACGTAGTTAGATAAGCATCTGGCTCCATGAGAGATTTAACATATTGTGAAGATGCAGACATTTGGACTTTAATGAACGAGGTGTTAAGATGGGATACATTAGCCTTAATAACAGAAAAACTGACTGGAAAGCCACCGAGATACGGCTTGCAGTCACTGTAATTCACCCTAGTTAAATTAAACTCCGTCCAATTCGGGACAAAAGTGACATGCATACTGCCATTAACAAGCTGGAAAGTAGTGCTGTGGCAACCTCGTAACCCCAGTAGTGCAAAGAAAAAGAGAAGACCTCCTCCATGACTTGCTGAGTTTGAGAAAGAGCCCATGCTTTGTGCATGTACGGGGACAAGTAATAGGGACAAGGAGGTCCATCGTACTTCTTTGGGACAACAGTTATGGTTGATGGGTCAATAACATCATGCGAGTGAGAGCCGTTGTCATATGTTCTGTGCATCTTATAATGGGTGTAAAGTCCATGAAATTGGCAAAGCACAATGTAAGTAGTATAATTAGTCACGCAAGAGCGATAAATAACAAGATCAGCGTGATAATCAAACTCTGCATCAACCTCTGTGTCATCACCGATACCGGAGGTTTCTTCAACAACAGTATTATTAAGGAGGTAGACCGCAGTTATAGAGCGGTCATAAGCGGGGCCAATGGTGGAGTAATACAAGATCAATTGATCCAACTCGTCACTAGCAAGGATTTGCGACGTGTTGTTATCCATCTCACTCAAGTATTTTTCAACATGATGGCGATGTAATGCGATGACCTTAGCATCTAAATCCAAGTCATGATTTAACAAACGGGTGACAGCTCGGCACGTATGGACGTTAACTTCATCGTCCACGAACAACTCCCGAGCTGAGAGGCCAATAACGTCAGCCTCCTGTTCCAAAAATTTAAAATCACCGATGTGTTCGCATACTGAACCGGTACAAATTTGCATAATTTTGGGGCTTTCCAGCCAGATTCCATCACCAAGTGTGTTAGCATCAAAATCCAAAAATCTAGGAGTGTTTGTATGAGCAAATTGAGCCTCAAAATACCTGCCAGACTTGTCCACCTTCAAATCAGGTGTATCTGCTATACAACCAGTAACCATAAGGTGTGGGTCGGGTATATGTAGAGATGGAGAAGTGAATGTTCGGTTTGCATGATGGAGCGTAGCATTTACTGCAATGTGAGAAACTTTAAACTGTTTAGCTCCAGGATTGTATCCAACGGCACACGTTCTGTTAATCGTCATGGCAGCAGGAAGTTGTCCATAAAGTTTAACCACGTCGAACGCAATCACTACGTCCTGAGTGGCGAGTAGAAACAGCCACACGATCAACCAAATCTTACAGGTCCACCAAGTGAGGAAATATGCCGCAACACAAGCACATGTAAAAGGAAAGTTACCCAATATATAGCGAGGCTTATAATGCTGAGAAAGGAAGTGAGAGTTTAAACTTACTGAAGCGTTATTAAAACTACATGATTGGTTAGTTGCTGTGAGATTTTTAATGTGGCCCTGGTATTCCTGGGCATGATAAAGAATTGGAGGGATACAAAAACTAGTGCTCCTAATTTCATGTTTGGATTCATTATTTACAGCAAAAACAATGTTCCTGGTAGATGCATTAAAATACACGATAGCTATATCATAAAGTTTTGGGATCACAAGAGCCGCCATTAAAAATTTAGCTATTGGTGTTTCAGGGACAATCGCAGCATACGTGTAATTGTAGTCTGCAACGAAATTAGAAATAAAATCCAATACTAAATTCCTAGTGCACCTGTTATTGTCATAAGCATTAAAGTGTTTGAAAATGTTTTCTGGTTTAAACATGGCACAAGTTGGGAGCCAATTTTTATAATCATTAGGGTGACTACGATTCGGAGCGCAATAATCTGTGTAATTTAGATGCCATGTTGAACTCAAAATGTAATCCGTAGACATGTCAGGGTCAATGTAGAGGTACCTGCTTGGGCCAAGGTCAATAAATGACTCCAATTTAAGGCATTTTGGATCAGTGGTTCTATTAGCTCTGCTTTGGGGTAACCAAATCATAAATAGAAACATTAGAATCAGTGTGGGGCACAGGCAAATACTTTTGCCCTTTGAAATACAAGTGCACATCTTTGACGGGTGCACGAATTCCATTGACGTACGAGAGGGCTCCAGCTTTCGTGACGTAGATGTTAGGATAAGTGTTTGGAAGGCTGAGCATGCTGCCTTCATTGGTCTCCAGAACAAGGGATGAAGTACACAATAAGTTTCTGCCTGCTTTGCAAGATCTATATACTCTAACACAGAAATTAAAAGCAAGGCGGCACAAAATAATGACAAAAGCCAAGCCAAAGCATACAGACAGAAAGAGTTCAAGAACCATTCTGGGCCAAACATTAGTTTTAGTGACATGGAAGTAAGTCCAAATTGAATGCAAAATAACATTAACCAAACAAAGGAGAGTAGCAAAGAACACCATAAGTTTCTTGACCTTACTTGAAGGAATGGCCATAGCCAAGATGGAAACACAAGTTGCAGCAAGTGCAACTTGAGTGAGAGCCAGTTGATAAACATCGCTGCAAACCAATTGTGGTAACCCTGTGGTTATATTAGCGCAAGTTACATTAAACATAATTTGACAAGCTCAAGGTCCTTAGGTTCAAGGACGTCTTCTTTTGATGACCAAAGGGGGTCAAATTTGGGGCAAATTGATCTAGGTAGGAAGCCCTGAAGAGAAACTAAATTTGAGTCAAAAGTGACATAGGCATCCTGTGAGCGTAATTTACACGCTTCATAAGAGAGAAGAAAAGATTTAAGGATTTGCTTTGAACTTTGAGCGCCTTTGTCTAACAAGACACAACTATAAACCTGTCTTTCAAAGTTCACGCACTTGTAGCCAATCAGGTTCAGATGCTTAAGTCTTAAGTTAGGGGTCTCAGTGGTCACAAAACAAGTTGGGGTTTGAATCTCAATTGGTAATTGTTGAGTGACAAGAAGGTCATAGTCAACATCACTAAATTTTACATTTGGTGAAAATTTCAACCCAGGCACGTCACAACGTACCATAGGTCCTTTAGGGAATGGCAGACACCCAAGTGTCTTTGAGATTGCTCTCACCATCCCGGGGTTGGCAACAGATTCTTCATCAAGTTGGAAATACGACGTGTGGCCTTCCCAGACCATGAATCGATATTGCAAATAGTCTACATTGAGTTTGTAGACCTCGCTCTTGCCGTTATGGGTCGTAGTTGGCAAAAGCGGTGAGTACACGTCTGAGACAGTGCACAAAAATTTTGATTTACCCCCGTAGGACACGCCCATCTTACGAACGGCGCCGCCTTCTGGGAGCTTTGGGGGAAGCCCAGGACAAGTTATATGATGACAACCGCCTAATTGGCCTTTTGACTTCGTGTCACAACCATACGCATGAGAATCTGGTTTCTCACCAGGAATCAATTCTCGAATGTTAGATTCAAGACGTCCTGTCGAGAAGAGAGTCTTAGGTAATGGCTGTGTCTTGCCATCTTCAACCAACGTGAACCAATCGGGGTATGCTAATTCTGAGTCAGGAACAAAGACAGAAGCTCCAATTCGCCAACCGGCGTATCTGGGTTTGACAGAATTTTTATCAATAGGGTCTTTAGACAGGAGCAGGCAATTTGGTAGCTTTTTGGTGCTAACAACTGGCCAAAATTCTTGGAATTTTTCTGGCAAAAAGGTAAGACCTCTTGATGCCAAATGTCGACATGAGGTGAAAAAGAAACCGAGGTTGTTGCAGACAGAGTCAAGCGGGCAAGCAATGTCATCAGTGCTCTCCATGAATTTGCACAAGCTAAACGCATCTTCAATTGCTGTATGTAATTCATAATCAACCAATTTTGACAGGGCAGGTCCCTTAAGATTAAATATGAGTTTAGCAGAGAGGGGGAATTTATGTCGCTCGGCCAAAATGTTGAGAAGTTTGATGTCTTGCTCTCCATTGTAAACAACGATCTCGTCCACATAGAGAAGTACATCGAAAAAGTCCTGCACAGAGTCTTCTCCATCCAAAGGGAGGTGTTTAAATCCAGGAGGTTTCCACACAAATCGCCCTGGGTATTTAGGGAGTTTAAAATTGAAAGAGTGAGATCTTTGGATTTTGCCAAAGTGCGAGATGACAACTCCTGCTGAGCAGGGCTCAATTGGGTGAGGTGGGTCTCTGCCGTGGTAATGGACGAACTCAAAGTCGACGTAAGCGCGACTATTAGGATAGCCGGGCAAACCAACTCTGTCCAGTCTTTCCTCGACCACGGGTTGGGCATTTTGGGGGTAAAAAGAAGAAAGTTTTGGAAAATGGCGTAACAACGAACGACCCGGATCGAATATAACGAGCTTAGACTTAGCTCTAGTTATACCGACAAGAGCTCTGTTCAACGTCAAGCCAGAGGCAGTGTAAAGATTTAGGGAGACACAGTCAAAAGTTTTTCCTTGGGACGAGTCAACTGTCAAAGCATTCCCACGGCGGTGACGGTGCAGGGGGGTGATCACTTGTCCTTCCTCAGAAGGTACTTGGGAGACGACAATCTCAAGGTCTCTCGAACAAGCAGAGGTGATCTTATCATCATACAGATGTTGGATTATGTCAACCATATTTTGTCCAAAACGGTAACAAACATCCAATTGTTTAAGTTTTCTAAACATTTGAAAAGCCTGGTGCTTTGAGTCAGTGACGACGGGCAGCTGCATGCGGTCCCCCAAGGCGTAAACAATGTTGGTAGTTAGGCATTTTAAAATGGAAATAGGGCACGCCTGGTAGACCTCATCGATAACGACGGTGCCACTGCCGGTGTACGCCGCCAAAGTCGAAATAAGCAAAGTTCCGACTTTGTTGGGTTGGATGAACTTCCCATGGGCTGAATTTTGAGGTCTACACATTGTAAAAGGAACATTGAAAGCATTTAACACTGCTGCATGCTCATCCGAACATGCATTTGTTTGGGTAAGAATAGCATTAACTTGATTTGCTAAGGTGTTGGCTATTTGGTATGTCTTTCCAGTTCCAGGTGGACCTACAATTTCATAACTTTTGGCATGGTTGGTGGCAGCATGAAAGAAATTTATACCTTGCATAGACGGGGGTATAGTTTGAGCCATGTACTGGCCATCGGGCAATTCTGGTATCAGTCTAAACAAACCGCCGTCGCTCTTCGCAAGAACATAACGGTTCCTGCCAATCTTACAGTGCATGCCATAATAGCCATTGGGCGTGGTGCCTTTAGTTACATTGACCACAACTTCCTTGGGTTGTAATGACTGCCAATGATAATGAGAAAATGCGAAAGTCACCAAGTTCCAGAAAGAATTACCTGAAAATTTGTAGTGTTCATTATACCGGGGTGTAGCAGTGGGTGCTATGGTGGGGTTGCCAGTGCAGAAAGAACAGAAAAATTCACCGTTATAGGATATGTACTTCGGGGGGTGGCAACATGTCACAAGCATCGAAGTACATTCATGAGAGGAGCAAGCCAATGAATGCTCAATGCCGTGAAGTGTACAAAAGGAGAGGCCACAGTCACAATTGCAAGTGCGGGGCGTTGTACAAAAGCAACAATTTCTTATTGCCTCGGGGTTCACATGCACAGAACCCCCTTGGTGCTCATAATAAGCCAATTGGAATCTCTCAAGGCTCAGATCACAGTCGTAATGGTGCCGTTCTTTGATCTTACTGAGCACGTCCAAAAACTTTTGGAACAATTTTGGTTCTGCAACTGACAGGGCGCAAGCATCTAGACAAGCCGCAACTGAGGACGCAAAGCGAGTCTGTGGGGACGATCCAGTCATGCCATAATAAATAGACGCAGCCAATCTTTCTGGTTTTGGGACCAATCTCCATTGTCCATCAACTTTCCTCAAAGAACAACCAAGAAACTCTGCATCTTCTGGTTTTGAGATTGTGGTTTTCTTTTCATTGAATTTGAGGCCAGAAATTCCAGACATGAAAGCGGAAAATGACTTTGGGGTTATGAGTTTATGAAATTCATTAGAGCTATCCAAAAAGAAAGCTGTATCATCTGAGTAGCACAAATACGGGGCCAACTTATATAATTTTTCCGGGTCCCAATCTGATGCACGCCAATCAGGAGCATAGACCTCAGCCAAAAAGAGGACATATGCTGTGGCATAAACAACTGACTGAACAGTGTTTGCCAAGGTGGTATTTGCGTCTCCTGACGAAACCCCACCAGGTTTAGTGAAATCCGTTCCCATAAAGACACACTTTTCATTAGTGGTGTTAACAATTAGAAACTTAAGCCAATCCATCTTACCTATCTTGTCACAGAACCAAGTTTGTTGAATAGCTCTCATCAAATGAGTTGTTGATCTGTCGCATGATTCAAAGTCAACAGACATGATTTTATCAAATCTAGGTGGGATTTTGGACTCAATTTGGGGACCAAATTTATTCAAACCAACACAAATTGGGTTGTTGGGTTTGTGCACAGCCTCGTGCAAATGCGTGTTGAGCGCAAAGAAAGCCCATCTTGCAGCGCAAGAGGATAAGCCAGGAGATCCAAATATTGTTCTAACTTTGTAACTAGCACAAAATTGGATTTTAGGAGTTATAGCTACAGGGCACATCCACACCTCGTCCAAGGCTTGGATGAGTTCTTCTTGAGTGATTACAGACATCATGTCTTTTTGTGTGTAAAGAGTGCCATTAACGCCAATTGAGGACGAATTTGTGGGGATTTCTGACGGTGGCACGAAATAATTTTCAAACTCTCCAAAATAGTGATCTAATTGCTGAAGAGCTCTGTCAATCCAATGAAAGGGGAAGAAGCCATTGCGGACGAAGCTGTATTTTAGTACGTCATCTCGTAATGACGAAAAATTGATGGGTGCCAAATAACGTTGGGGGAGGTAAGGCAGACTTTCAAGATCAGAAAGGTCATTGTAAGACCAGGCTGGAAGCAAGGTGCCAGGTTCGGAAATTGGATACCTTTCCCCTTTGGATGTTGGAATGCCCTTGGCTGCAAGGGCTGAGGCTTTATGATGCACATTGCCAGTCATTTCCCAAGTTTTGTAATGGATATCTCCAATCCAAGAATCACGGAGAACCCCAAAGCACTTTTGCTTTTCTTCAGAGTAATCCCAAATCACATCTGAGCTATGTCGGGGTTTTGGAGGGTGCCAATTTTCAATTATGAATTTTGTTACAGGGTGTTTAGCATGTTTCGCCATCCAATGGGTGTCAAAAAGTGGTTCGTCATTGAACATGTCAATAGCGAAACGGAGGCTATATGCTGTTGTTTGCTCCCAGTCATCATTCCAATTGTCATCATGTTCCCAGTCCCAACAGCTCTCATTACAGCCTGAGTCTCCCCAAGATTTAAAGTAGTGAATGGGACAAAGTTTAATATCTGGCTGATCTCCGAAAAGAAAGCGTTCAAGGACAGCACCAGCAGCAGAAAATTTGAAAGAGCGAGAAACCTTGCATTGGTCTATCTGTTTAACGGTAGAACAACTGTAACCGAGTTTACAGCGTGTGTTCTCGTATTCATCATCAGATTTCCAAGTCTTAAATTCCATGCCAGAGTCAATAACCGTGTTATCCTTCCGCATGACAAACCCTTTATCAACTACATTGATGTAGGATGGGTTGCCAAGGTGTTGTTGGGGTCCAGATGGTAACGGACCCCTACTTAGTTTTTTGGCATCTGAGCACTGATGAACTTCAAAAGGCGTTCCAGCCTTTCAGTGTCCGTCATGTCCTCAGACGTCAAAGTTTCGCACAGGGTTTTAACTGTCACAGGTTTAGGTAAATTTGATTTCTCAACATCAAATTGTCTCAAGAGTGTTGAAGACTGTTTGTTGCCAGATTGTGTGGCTTCGACATCAAATTGGCGCAATAAAGCGGAAGACTGTTTATTTCCGGATTGTGTGGCCTCTTCCTTTATTTTTGCTTGTACCAAATCCCACGCAGTCTGAGCCCATGCTTTGGAACACGAATCTTTAAAGCCAAATTCCTTGTCACCAAACAAGCGGCGGTGAAACATGCCTCTCGTAATGAGCACATTGGACCTTCCCCTGTGCGTGACAAAGATAAAATCACCCTCAAATGAAACAGTGTCGAATTGGGTACACTCTTCATCAATCCTGTCAGCAATCACAAATGAGCGACCAGCGACAGAACGAGTCTCAATTGCTTGATACCTGCTACCGTTGTAAACCAAATCATCACAGTCAATGAACACAATCCGTTTTGGAGTCCCCAAAGGTGGTTGGATGGCGTCAACCAAGGCAGATATTGACAAGTCCTTAGGAACCGTGGTCTGAGGCACAATAACTCGACGCAGCGCCTTGCGGAAGTCTGCAGTCTGTTTCTGGGCAAGATTTGAGAGCCAATTTAAGTCCTTAACTATTTTGGGATCTGATGCGGTCTTTTTGAGCCACTCAATGTCATCAAGCAACACAACCTCTTGACTAATCTGAATATGAGTTGATGCTGGAGGGTGTTTGTGCTCATAAGGAACATACTCCACTTTTTCATCTGTATCGCCATTGGCCCAGCCGTTGACAACTGGAGTTTCCACCGTGAGGACGTTGTCAACAGGATCCTCAGTTAACAGACCGAGCATTTTGAGTAACGTTCGACATTCCGGAGATGCTTCAACAAGTTTCTTTTGTTCAGGCGTCAAGATGGATGGACAAGGTAACTGTGAGTTAGTAACAACAGCATCGGGGAAATTGGGCCCACAAAATGCTTTGAGCAACCTGGTCTGACTCTCCTTGAGCAAGTCAATCATGACACGTCGCAACGTGCGGTGGGTACCAGTCAAAGGGGGGCCCCATGGAAAAACGTCTTTGCCCATGAACATGGTGAGCAACTGAAGTGCCACCATGGCGCCAAAAATCACACATTTAATTTCAAGGTCAAAAGAAGAGTAAAGTGAAAAATAAGGAACCTCATTCAAATAAAACCAGCAAGCCACGTTATAGGCACAAGTGCTAATCCACATAGTGAAAATCTGAGAAAATGAGCCTCCAACGACAATGTGCACACATCGGAGTATAGAGAGATAGTAAGTCTGGGGATGAAGAAGTTCAAAACCAACAGAAGCCAAAATCATAACTGTGTCAGATAGCCAAGCAGGAATAACGGAGTAAGCAAAAAGAAACCCCGCAAAGTAGGCAGGACCATGTTGGACAAACCTTAGGCAGTAAGCTACAATAATCATGTACACCATCACAACGGTGGTGTGAGCGGATTGCTCTGCATGACGAGTCAAGGCTTGGGCTGTGTCGGAGTGAATCATTTCAGTGTCAATTTCAATTGCCAGTGATGAAAAGCTGGGAGTAGCAATCATTGGACCAGAAAAGAATTTATCAACCTCACTCAAGCGTACCAGATTTGTTGATGATAAACTCCCGTACTGGTCTGACATCACGGCGTAACCTGCTTTATTCGATCCATAATGAATGCCAACAAGTTTACCGCCTTGAGTGACAGGTGAACCTGAATCACCAGCTGTCGATTGACTAACGTAAGTGCGGGAGCACCAAACAGCTGTGTCAGTGCCTGTGCAAGTGTGAAGCGTGACAAGACCATTACTAGGATTGTCCCATTCCATCATCGCTGCTTTATCAGCATCAGGGCCAACATATTTGAGGCTGGCATTTTCACCCTCAACTTTCCACTGGCTACGGCTACAGGTTATATCACCTGATGGGAATTTCAAGATCAGGCGATCTGAAGCCAATGCATGCTTAGTGGTGTACAAAGTCACGTTGCCATTCCTGTCTTTCGCCATAAAACCTGTGGAGGTTGTTGTGTCTGAGATGACTTTAAAAACGAATTTGGAAGGTATGGACGACCTTAAGCCAGATTCTTTAATAATGACTCCTTGATCTCGTGGAAGGTAAAGATAATTTGTGTTGTTAATGTGAGCATCAAGGCAGGCTGCAAGTATAGTACCGTTGGGCGCACTAGCAGCCCTGGTCATGACTGACTGCAAAGAAGAGTTAGTGGCATTGGAATACTGAACTATGGTGTTAGGTGTAACTACACATGGCAACAGTCCAAAGCCGTGAAGGCGGAAAGCAGTGCCTGAAAAACCAAAGGACACATTAGAAAATGTTAAAACCAAGAAAATAGCGATATACAAACCAGCATTAATAAGAAAATAGTGGAGCGAAGAGCAAGCTACCAAGCCAATCATCGCAATTAGAAGATCACCGGTTCTCAAACCGCGTTTCCAAGCAATTACGGCAAGAGTGACGTGCACAAGAGGATACGCTAATGGAAATAGAGATGCTAGGGCAACAGAGGTGAAAAAGATGAAGCCTGTGACCAATGTTATCATAACTTTGCCAAACAATACTTCATATAGGATGGCGCAAGAAATCACAATGGCAAAGGCAGTTGGAAACACATTGTTGCGTGCCACAGCAAAAATTGTGGGTGTGGACAAACCCTTAGTTGATATGCAAAGGGAAATGTACGGGTTGTTTGAACAATAGGACGAGTCATCATGAAGGCGTGGATGGAATGACCTGTATGGGTTCACACAAAATGGATCGGCAGTGCCATAGCCACAAGGAAGCGACCAAAACAAGACGACAGTTGAGCAAATAAGCGCGAGAACCGTAAGGGCTATTAATGGCGTGAAGCCACCGACCCTATATTTGGAATCTGCGAGGACCTGAATTTCCTCCGCAGTGAGCGAATTGGTCATGTCAGGTTTCAACATTTCTCGCCTGATGTAGCGACAAGTGTCGGCCCTGTTCAAGATGTCAGGGTAAAAATTGTTTTCTTCAGCCAGGGTGTACTGCGTGTTGACAATCCTAATTTTGTCCTCCGCTCTCTTAAAGAATGGTATCTCCAAAAGCTTAGCTCCCGTGACTGCATCAACCGTCAAAGTTTCGACATCTTCATCTACGGGAAGATCAGGCATAAAATCTGGTAGGTCAATGCCAGCCATCCAATTAGGATAAGAATCAGACAAGTCGTCATGGGATGGTGTTTTAGGGCAACTGAGCCTAACGGGACCACCAACTGTGCAAAGATGTCTGACAGCAGTCGCCCATTGAGTACATGTTGTTGGGTACTCAAACACAGTTGTTGACTTTGCCAGTTTGGGATCATAGCCAGCCCAAGGGCGACCAGGGGCTGAGATAACCGTAATTGGGTTCTCATCACCAAAATAATGACCACGCTTGTGGAAAGCGTTCCATATGATGTCACCAAAACAAGTGTACTTTTCACACAGACTGTCTAGCAAAGCTTCTGACACTGGGAATGGACCACAAGCGGTGAAAACGTTGTGAGTCTTGGGCAAAGCTTTGTAACACCGACCGAAACACCAAAAGTGAGGGTTGAAAGTTTTAGTAATGAAACCATAAGTTATGAGGTCGGTCAAAACGAGAAACCAATGAAAAGTTACGTAAGAACCACGAGCGTTAACCAACATGGAGATCAACCAACCTGTGACCGAAAACGGGCCGAGAGGGAGCAAAAGGGCTGAAGAATACAACGAGCCAGGGTCAACTCCATAAGCTTCCAAACATGATAGGTAGTCATGGCACAGGTACTGCTTACGCTTAACCTCCAAGGATGTCACGATCACGGTGCCGAGTAGATGGAGTGGGTCAGCAAGACGGGATCGGAACGGAAGACAAAACGTGCCAAAGATTGCCAGTAGAAACGGGACAAGGTACAAGCCAGTCATATGGAAAAGGGCCCAATAGATGAGGATCAAGAAAGACACCAAAGAGGTGTCAAATGGGTCAGGTTTAAGAGACCACTTTTTGTGCCACCGCTTGGTGAAGGTTGGCTTGAGCTCGAAGTCGCAGACTTTACTAAGTTTAAATTCCGCCTTTTTCTTGTGATGTTTCTTCACCAAAGTGGATGGTGAGAGATGTGTGGTACAATTCCAGCAATAAGACTCGCCGTTAACGGCAATGGCCGCCTGGTCTCCGCATGAGCAATCAGCAGGTGGGAGGCGGCAAAAGCCATCAACTTTAGCCGCCACTGACAATGGGAGGTACCCGGAAGCAGAGATTTTAACCTTTGCAGAGCAATCAGAGCCTGAATCAGAATCTTCATGTGAATTGGACGCAGCTTGAGCCTGTCGTCTTGCTCGTAGTTGTTTCTTTAAGGACACCTTCTGCGTGGAAGCGGTTGGTGCAGTTTTTGGTGAATCATCATCAGTGGTAGTAAAATGTTTAGTAATCCTGGAGGTGACTGATTCCAAGAGCTTGTTTGATGTCGTAATCAAAGTCTTAAGAGTGCTAGAACACTCAGACTGGGTGTCTGATAGAGTGCTTTCTGCTGAGTCGTATGGGATTGGAGAGGGCTTAATGACTAAGGGTGGTGAACTTAGGGTGTCTCTTGCGATTGAACCAGGAGTTCTAAAGCCAAATTTAGCGTCACTGAGAAGGCGGGCACTTGTGCTATATGGCCAGATAAAAATGTTAAAATGATTGCCCGTTAAATACATGACGGACGTGCAATTTAAAGGCACAAAACAATTGGTGCACGAAAGCGCAAGAGTTATGCCCAATGCTTGCAAGGCTTCCGGGGTCATGAGAGAAATGTTTGCTTTCTCTCCTGGCGCGAAATGGCCAACGCAGAGCCAAAGGTCGAACGGAAGCTCCGAACCCCAATAAGGTTCAAAGTGTGAGGGGTTTAGATTGCAACATCTCAAGACAAATTTCATTGAGTCCCAAGTATCAGTGAGTTTAAGGTGGGCACGAATGCACTGATAACCACACCACCCGTCCATCTTGGGGTTGTACCATTGATACGGTGGTGGCAAGTGCTGCACTTCCATTATTGTGCCTGGGTAACTGGTAGTATACATAGCTCTCTTGCAAGGCCTCTTTGATAATTGAAGGGGGTAAACATGATCCTTCTCCTGGAGCATAAGTGTTAAATGAGTGCCATCTGGACACGCAGAATAGTCCACTTTCTGAAAAGCTGAGCAATCCCCATTTGGGAAGTTGTCATAGGCTACGAAGCCCGTTTTAGAAAGGTTCCAATTATAATCACCAGTTGGAAGGGTTGAGCCGAGTTTGACATAAGGCTCGAAAGAACTATCAGTTTTCACCCATCGTTGCGCGGGTGATTTTCGCCGGGTTGTAACAAGAACGTCAACACAACGGCAGGCTGTGGGGTCCTCAAAGCGCAATGGACATGCTGAGATCACATCGGCAGCAAACCACTGGTCTCGATGCAAAACCACGCCTGCATCCGTAGATGTCGAGGACACATCGCTCTCTTCTGAGGCTGATGGTGAGGACTCTGATTGATCAGATGTCAACTCCAGTGGTGTGCACGGGGCAGAGGCAGGCAAACTTCGCGAGGTCAGCATGGTCATCTGCTTTTCGGACTCCAAACGCAGCTCATTGTCAGAGCACGTTTTAAGTAAGCTCTCTTTTTCAGTCGCTGTGAGAAGAGTTAGCTCCGAACAAGCAAGGGGTGTCTCCTCTTGGGGCAGTTTCACCGCCCGAGCATTGGCATCAGGCTTTAAGGTCCGCTTACGAGGTTTCGGTATTGGTGGTGTCCTACTACCCTCAACCGTATCCTTCTTCATGCTCCGCAGGATCGTTATGGCTGCCATCACCTCTTTAGGCGTGGGCTCATCGATCAAACCGCTTTCGCGCGAGAATTCAAGGCTGGAAGGGAGGTCCTGGACCGATATCGAATTCGCAAGCAAATCATCAGCCATTTGCCAATCATTAATCTCAGGGTTAGTTTGTGGGTTAACTTCTAGTTCATCAGATGAAGATTGTGTTAGGTCCGAAATTGTCTCAAAGAGGACCCTTTCTTCTCCGTCAATGGGGAGGGTGATTTTGCCACCTGCTCGGATTGACTGGGTAATGTTTTCTTTTTGTTGTTTGGAGACCCAGTTGATGGGTTTGCCATGGTGTCGACTTCGGCGGCCGTTTCTACGACCACCCAGATTACCATCGAACTGTCTATCCCAGAAACCCCCTCGGAAGAGAGAAGGCAACCCAGGAGTTGGTTCGACGGCATGTCTGCCTTGAATGGAGCAGATTGGTGTATCGGTGTCATTTTTGTCCCAGACCCGCTTAGTAAGTTTGAAACAAGCTGCATCGGAAAATGTGGGTATATCGCACCCGGATTTATTAAAGCCGGCTGCAGTGGGGACGCCACCCATAGCGTAAACTATCGGGGCAAAGCGGAGAAAGCAGGAACCAGTAGTTCCCTCAGGGTGGTAAAAAGCCTCAGAAGCATGAGGACAGCAAAGGATTTGGTTTTTGTAAGTGAGCCAATTAAATTGGTTAACGTGCATACACGCGGTCGTTCGCGCAGGAATCCCACCTATTTTACGGAGATCAGGTTCACACCAAGATGAAATGCCACGGCCAAGAAAAAGCGGCGCAATGCCAGCATCAAATGAGGCGAAGCTCGTGTCACACGGAGTTAAAATGAAGGAGCCGCGCGCGGCCTGGACTAAAGTTGATCTCTTGATGAAGCCAGTGGTCATGATGCCATGGGCACGAGCAGACATAAGCATGGCTGCGTTGACTTTAGGGTCGATCTTGCCAGGTTGAACCCAATATCCCTCACGTGTTTCAACAATGCCGTTATTTGGGCCATCAATGTAAGGAATTTTCAGCCACTTTTGAGCAGCGAAGTGAGAGAGAGGGGCATGGAAGGCAAGCATGTTCTCCTCATTTGTTGGTTTAGGGAATGGTGCTACCATCCAAGGTGCTGCTTTGCGGGGGCAGCGCGGGCTGGGAGGCCCCGGGTTTCTGTCGGTGACGGGGACACGTTTAGCATAGGAGGAGTGCAATGTCTCCGGCAAGCCATTCCAGCTACATTGGAACGACAAAATGCCATGATCAATATCTGATGCCAGAACAAACGTGTCATCGTTCGCCAAGCAGTAGCTCGCTTCATCAAAGGGTGTTGTAGAAATATGAAGGTAATTGAAATAAGCAACCGCTCCAGGAATCGGAGTCTTTTGCGTTTTGGGGTTGAAGGGGTAACAAGTCATACCCCTAGAGTCTGCTGTTCGATTGGAGCAGTTCCCGAAACTGACGTTTCGAATCCAACCTTGGCCTGCCATACAGATGGCGACTTGAGCGGAAGTTGCGGCCGAGTAGAGTGAAGATCCAGTACAATAGAGCGCTGATTTGAGCATCTTTGCGAGGACTCTGGGGTCTTCAGTGGCAAACAGCCGTGAGGCCACCGCGGGGAACACGCTACGCCAAAAACAGCCGTAAGGGCCGGCCACAAACACACCCACAGGGGCACCACAACAGATGCAATAAGCCCAATCATTAAAACAGAAAGAACCACATCGGCCAGGCTCATCGCAGAATTTAGGGAGGTCCCAAGTGCTGTGATAATAGAACCCATTTTGTAGGGTCAAAGGAATCCTAGCTCGGTGACAAGCTGGGTCAGTTGGGTTTTGAAGGTTGTTTGATTGCCAGATCACATGTCGGTTCATCCAGCGTTGGTGTTTGTCACTAATTTCGTGTTTCGGGGAAAACACCTGAGAGGGTAGTGGTAACCTCTTATGTGGCTCTTTTTCCTGGTTTTCGGACCAGATTCTCAGGTCAGCCAATTTTGACGTGAGGTACTCCATTGGCAAGTCTTTGGTATTTTTCGATAACGTCTAACTTCCTACTAATGCAGTATTGGTACGCGGAGTTGCAAACGGCCAAAAGGATGACCAGAAGAAGTCCAGCAACAAAAACTGAACCAGAGACAGCTGCAACACGAACGAGCATAGAAAAACCCTCGGGCAGTGCGGTTAACGCGTGCTCGAAGGCTGACTCTACGGCGCCCGTGGCTTAGACTCTTGTAATTTGGGGTTTGCTGAAATTTAGCAAATAAGAGTTGTTTTCTGATGCTTCCAAAAGGTCTTCGATCAGATTGAGTTTCACTAAAATTTTATCAATTTTTGATCTAATGTGGTAAGTGTCAAAGATTAGGATGATCAAAACTGCGCAGATAAGAAGTAAAAGGCAGAAACAATTAACAAAGAGGAACAACTCGTCCCCTTGGCTTAGATAGTCAACAGGTGGGTTGTTCAGGTCTTCAGTTGAAGAGAAGATGTAATAATCAGAGTAGTTAGAAAGGTTGCGATTCATACAACAGAAATAAAGACACAGTCTCTGAGCAAGTCTCGAGAGGGAGGCTGCGAAACAAGACGTGTTAAACCAAAAGAAGAAAAACTAAAAAGATCCTCTTTAAGAGAGAGAGTCAAATGTTCTTTTTCTTTTACAACGTAAGTAGTCAAAAGAAATCTCAGAGCACGCGAGAGGCAGGACCTATGAAATCCTGGGACGTTCAACGCAATAATTGCGGAAACCCGTTCCTTTCGTGGTTCAACAAGCTAGTTTTGACTTACAGATCGTTGCGCTGCAACTGTTAATTGCAGGGTAGTGTTCACACACTTTGCTTCACGCTTCAATTAAGAAGTGCGGCTGGACAAATTGATAGGGTAGGAGGATAAGAGACAGCTGTATAGGCCGTCAATGGAAGTCCAGACTGTGGTTTGGCAACAATAGTCCCAAACACAAAGTGATTTCACTCAGCGAGTTCCTTAGCCTTACTGGGTCTTACTAACTGCCTATGTGGCTAGATAGCTTCCCTCGTTCAGGCTGGGGGCTCTTTGATATGAGAGTCACCTTGGGTTTTCTCCAAAACTGGAATCTAACGAGCGGCTGGTAGACGGTGTTTCATAGGACACCGAATCAACCTGCTACGTCGGACGCCGGATTCAGAATTTAAAGGATTTAGTTGTATGTGTACGTATTTG